GTCCGGCCCTACGATCCCGGTCGTGCGACTCACGCAGTCAACCCGCCCCCCATCCGCGGGATCACCCCGGATCATCCAGATCGTGTGATCGCCCCCGACAAGCAGCAGGTCGTCGCTCGCCGCGGCCAGACAGGTGACGCGATCTCCGATCTTGCCCGCTACTGACAAATTGCCCGCGACGGCCATCGTCGCCGAAGGAGTTGCGCCGTAGTCCCAATCAGAAGGACTACCCGCTGTCGCCGTGCTGTACGCAGCCGACATGAACCAGTTCTGAGGATCGTCTGCCACGCCGGACAGTACGACCCGGCCACGGTAGAGGGCGATAATAGACGCCCCCAGAGTGAGGTCCGCGACCCCCTTGGGCATAGCGATGGGAGAGGCAACTGGCATCGTTCCCGTCCACGCCGAGACCGTGCTCGTGAAGGGGTCCAGTTTCTTGTACCCGGCGAATGTCCCGTCCACGAAGTAGAAGATACCGAATGCCTCGACGCCCCGGATGATCGCATTCGCCGAGACGGCCGAGGTCCCCCCGGTTGCCAGAGACAATCCGGCGTAACTTCCGATATATACATTACCCGCACTGACCGCCACCAGTTTCGAGGCGATGGGTGCGGAGACCACAATCCCCTGGTCCAGGTTCCAGTTGTCGAGGCGTTCCTTGCTGTTGGCGTACTGTCCGCCGCAGAACCACCCGACGTAGTTGTTGCCCGCCATCTCGGTAGTGACTACCGTGAGTTTAAGGACCCCATTGATGTAGACCTTGATCGTGTCCCGACTGTCCTCCACCCGAAGGGTCACGGTCGCTAGATCGCCAAGAGTGATCGCGGCTGTCGAGTCCACGAGGGGGGTCTGGAGACGGACTAGGGACGTACCGCCGCTGTTGGTGATGTAAACAGCACAATACTCCGTCGTGGCAAGTCCCCCGACACCCGGCAAGGACCTGGCAGCACGGATGAAGAACCCGGCGTACCCGAACTGATTGGCCCCGGTGTGGAGAGCGACATCAGCCTCGATGATGTACGGCCCCACCACAGGGGTTTTCCAAATATGACCCTTGAGGGTGGGGCCGATCCACTCGAACATCCCGCCTGTTACCGTGTAATACGTCCCGTTGGCAAGGGCGTTATACATGGAGGTAATCACATGCGACACCGCCTGGTAGGACGCACTGGGGACATCGGCGGTGAAATCATAGGCATCCAAGTTACCTACGTTGGTCATCCCGACGACCCGGCCCGGCTGGCTCACCGTGCCGATCATCTGGACTGGCTGCGCCCCGTTCACCTGGGCAGCGACGTACTTGGAGAGACCCGACCTCTGCCCGCCACGGAGCCGTTGGCCCAGGGGATCATAGGGCCGGACGTTCAGACACGACGGGGACGTACCCTCGGGCTGTGCCTTGTAGGCCCAGTTCTCATCATATCCGCGCAAAGGCATACTTAAATCTATTGGCTTCTTCTCAGCCATTGTGGAACTCCAGATACCGAACCGCTCGTTCGAGCACAGTCTGGTCGTCCTTGAAAAGACCCAACGCCCTATTGCAAGTATTGCAGAGCAGCCCACGAATCTTCCCCGTTCGATGGTCGTGATCGACGTGCAAACCGTCGTACTTGCCACCGATCCCCTGGTCCCGTTGCCCGCACAAGGCACACATGCCGTTCTGCTGGACGTAGAGATCGCGGTACTCCTCCAAGGAGATACCGTAACATCGACGGAGGTTGGCCCGCTTTGTTTGCTCCCGAACGCGCGGAGCCTTGTTGTAGGCCCGGGCGTAGGCCCGCTTGCAGGCTCGGCAGTAGGTGAACCGGCCATCGGGGTGCTGGGTGCTCCTCGTAAACGACTCCAAGGGGAGCGTTTGCTGGCACCGCGGGCATTTTTTGTCGCCCATGAGTTTCTCGCGCAAGAAAATAGAAGCGACCCGCCCGCCCCGGGGAGAGCAGGCGGGTCGCCGGGCCGGAGATGCGATCTCCGGGGTGGTTAGCGGCTGTTGATCTCGCTAAAGGCGAGGTTGCTCCTGTACCACAACTCGATGCCGTAGAGATGGATGACATCAGTGGTGTGGGCCGCGGAGTTCAGCACTATGTCCAGGATGTCGCCGGGCTTGATGCTGGCGTCGGCGGTCGCGGCCAGGGATCGGTTCTTGGTCCCGGCAGCGATCTGAGCCGCAGTCGGCGCGGGCAGATTGAAGTCCGCATTGATCTCGACCCACTTGGTCGCCAGATGGGTCCCCACCAGGGGGATCGCGCCGACAGCCGTGGGCGTAGGCCCGAGGTCCGCAGACACGGCCAGACCCGCGGGAAACGATGTCTGGCCGTCAGGGATGTACGCGGGCACCATGCGCTTGCGGTAGATGACCGCCGTGAGTCGGGAGAGTGCCTGGTTCGTGGTCCCCGCCATATCGCAGGCGACCATGATCCGCAGTTCGTCGGCGCTGGCGTCGTAGTCCTGGGGCACGACCCAGAGGAACTGTCCGCAGAAGGTGGTGCTGGCTGCGGGCTGGACGCCGTAGATGCCGGTCTCCAGAGCGGCAAGGGGCGGGGAAGTCCCACCGGAGAGAATCTGCCCGGTCGCGTCCTTGAGTTGACTCAGAACGTCGATGGGGGCGCACTTGCGGAACCCATCTCCGGGGGTGAGGTAGGACAGTCTTCGGACAAGGTTGTTCTCGTTCATGTTGGCTCTCGCCTTTCTTGGGCACTGGCTTCTGCCAGCGGCCGTTATAACTCCCGGTCCCACATGGACTTAGGAGCGGTAGCCCACCGTGGGCCTACGGAAGAAGCTTCTGAAATCCTTCAATGCAACGTTTACTGCTCTCGGGTTCCCGTTGTACCCCAGCCGCCGGGACGCAGATCGGGCGTCGATCTTGTACGAGTTCGGCAGCGCCCGCTGTCGGTAGTCCTGCACCCAGGTCCCCAACTCGTCCCCCCGCATCTCCAGCGCCGCCAAGCACGCTGCCAGGACCGCATCGTCGTGCTGGAACCCAGCCGGGTGCATGTCCGAGAGATCGGTGATCTTGTCGAAGTAGAGAATGAAAGGGAACTCGACCCGATAGGTGCCACCCGTGTTGGGGTAGACCAGCAGGTCCCACCGGCGGGGGACGCTGTTGTTGAGGCGTACAGCGGCGTAATAGGGGTTGCCCGACACCGAATTCCAGTTCTCCCGCAGGCGGCGCAGTTCCAACTCGCTCGTCCAGGTGATCGGGACACCGCGGTTCGATCCGGCCTGGTAGGTGATCTCGCCCGTGACCTCGCCGCCGAAGTTCTGGGGGAGGGCGTAGGTGCCCTGGCTGGAGAGGTTGAAGGTTCGCGCCGCGGGAGCGGCCCAGGTCACGTCACCCTGTACCGTCATCGTCGAATCGGTGAGGTAGCGCAGGAGGGTGATCGACGCCGCCTTGTCGGTGATGAACAGGGTCTTCCCCTCGGTGGAGGGGTAGAAGGTCCCGGCCGGGGCAGTGATCGTGGTCAGGAGAGTGGTCCCGCTGTACGAGGCGGTCATCGTGGGCGCGCCCGTGGGGTCCTGGACCAAGAAGGTCTGACCACCCATCCAGGCCACGTTCCCCGCGACCTTCACCGAGGTCGATGTCACAAAGTCGGTAATCGTGAACAGGCCGGTAGCCCGGACGGCAAGTACCAGGCCCACCTGAGAGGCGTTGAACCAGGCCGAGGTTGCAGTCACAACCGTCTTGGACACCCCATCGTAGATCGCGGTCACAAGATTGGGGCCAGCGCTACCCGGCGGCATGGCAATGCCCTTCTCCGGCCAGAGGTCGATCTCGGCCAGGGGGCGCTGCCAACGCCAGCCCGTGGGCGGCGCATCGGCCATGAACATCCTGACGCCATTTTGCACCATGCGGGTGCATTCCGCCAGGTCGAACGCCTCGACGGGGATCTGGGCCTGCTGGTTCCCGTCCGGGCCGTAGTAGGCCACGTTCGCCTTGATCGCCACGGCGAGGACCAGATCAGCATACGAAAGTGCGGCTGTCGGCTCGCCCATTAGGTTCTCTCCGGCGTCGGGGGTGTCCGGGTCTGACGGCCCCACTTGCTCTTGCCCACCCATCGGGTCGCTGCCTTCGGGGCGTCGATCTTGTAGGCGTTGGGGAGGGCCTTCTGGTCGTAGTACGCCACGAGGGGCCCGGGCACGTCCTCGGCGTCGATCTCGGCCTTCGCCAGGCAGGCCGCTCGGATGCAGTCGTCGAACTCGTACCCGGCGGGTTGCGGGTCAGTGATCGTGCCAATGGAGTTGAAGGCGACCTTGTACGGGAACTCCAGCACATCGGCGACGAGGGGGACGGGGTAGACCGCCACGTCCCACCGGGACGGAACAACGGCGTTGGCCTGATACGCCACCGCAGTCGTCACGCCGGTCGCCCCCGGGTTGGCGAGGCGTAGGTCAGACAGGGCCGTCTCCGCGGTCCAGGCCAGAAGAGACGGGGAGGCCGTCCGGGGACTCACCGCGACCCCGCCTGTAGCCTCACCGCTGAACCCCACGGGGATCGTGTAGTTGCCGTCCGCGGTCACGGTAAACGTCACCCCAGCGCAGGCGTGATTGCCCGCCACCGTCACCACCTTCGGGGAGACATAAGCGAGGATCGGATAACCCACCCCGTCGTAGGTGATGGTCTTAGTCTCCATCGACGGTGTAAACACGTCCGAGACCGCAGTGATCGTGGTAACGACCCCAAAGACGCCGGTGATGAGATTGGTCCCGGCGGGGATCGTTGGCCAGATGTCGATGTCCACAATGGGCCGTTGCCACCGCCACCCGCCCACAGGGGCGTCGGCGATGAACATCCGAATCCCGTCCTGAACCAGGCGCTTGCACCGGTCGAGATCGTGGGTGTCCACCGGCACCGTCGCCGCGTCGGTCCCCGCCGCCCCGTAGTAGGCAATACCCAACCGCTCGGCCACAGCCAGGACGAGATCGTTGAAGGTCAGAGCGGTGTTGGGGGTTGTCACGAGATCGCCTTCTTCAAGTTCCGCTTGGCGTTCTTCACGGCCTTCGTTCGACTAACATGGGCGGGGAGTTTGCCCGGATTATCGTAGTGGTGCTCGCGCATCCATTCCGGCCCGAACTTGTGGGCGAGGTAGCCGCGTTGTGCTTGACTGACCGCTGGCATCACGCCCACCTTCGCGCGATCTCTGCACCTACCCCGCCTCCAATCGCACACGCGATCAGGGCGAGGAGATTCTGTTGCACGAACACCACATACCCGGTGCCCAGAGCCAGGAGAAGCTCAGATGCCACCAGCACTCCGACCCACGCGCTGGACCTGGTGATCGCCGTGGTCCTCTTCGATACGAGGAACCACTCGACCACCGAGATCACGAAGCAGAACAGGCAGCCCAGCATCTGTCTCTCCTGCCGGAATGGGGTGCGGCCCCGTGTCCAGGACCGCACCCGGTACATCCGAACTGGACCAGCCGAGCCGGATGCTATGGATTGATCTGGAGGAAGACGAACGGAGGCCCGGCCGAGGCCGCGGCGTCCCGCTGCATGATCGTGCCTGCTCGCTGCCAGCCGGACTCCACCGTCGCGGCCTCGCCGCCGTAGATGGACCCGTCGCCGACGAAGAAGACCTCGCGGTCCCCGGTGACGTAGCCGGGCTGATGGGCCGCGCCGGGGGTGCCGCTGGGCGTGATCCAGCACGGACCCCAGGTCTGGAGCCAGAAGTATTCGCTTGCGGCGGCGGTGACGGCCGGGACGCCAGCGAACGTCATAAACCCGATGCCGACCGCCGAACCAGGATTTCCGTACAGGTCCTTGTATGGGTTCGGCATGATCTCGATGTAGGTGGTCGCGGCCGTCACAGCGGTCGTCAGCGGCGCGTCCAGAAACACGGTGATCGCGGTGATCGCCCCGGCTACGCCCGCAGTGTTGCCAATGATGCCGCGGTTCTGCGGATTGAAGGTCTCGTTGCCGATTACGATGTACCCGCCCCGGAGTTCGTCCGCGGCGATCACACCATCGGCGGCCACGCCGCTCGTGGCCTTGGTGTTGACCGTCAGGACGCTATCGCCCACGGCTCCGGCGCTCGCCACCACTCCGAGGATGGTGTTCGGAGGAGCCACCTGGACCGGAGCCAGGTCGGAGATGTTCACCCGCGGGTAGATTCCGGCCCCAAAGCCGGAGCGAACCAGGGAGTTCGCATTGACCGCCACGGGGAGAACCTTCGAGAACCGGAAGGCCCGACCGTCCGGCGTCACCTGTCGGTCGCCGATGTTGAATCGCTCATCCCGCACCGTCGAGTGCTGGTACAGGAAGCCCCAATTGGGCTGATCGCCGACAGTCACCTGACTGCCCTGGCGGATGTAGTTCACGTTCACAATGCCTTTGCTCATATCGACTCTCGCTTTCTTGTCTGTTACTGTCAGTTTTCGCCACTTATGGACAACCCGTTACCCTTACGGGATGGGGTTGTGGACCACGAACCCGGCCGTCCGGCGGTTCAGGCACAGGTTGTTGTGGCTGCCGTCCAGGTAGACGGTGACGGTCGTGTGCTGGAGCCGGTCGGTCATCGGCTTGGACTCTTCCATCCAGAAACCTTCCTGGACGAAGGGGATGAACTTCTTGAAGTCGATGGTGTAGATCGGGTTGTTCGCCACGCCATCCAGGTTGGGGATGTACTGGATCGGGATGCGATTGAAGTAGCAGGTGCCCTCGATGTCGATCAGGCTCTTGCCCGCCAGGTCCTTCGGCTGCGTGGCGTCGTCCCGCTTGTCGGCGAGGTCCTGGAGTTCGACGTTCACATCCAGGTTCGCGTACATCCGCCGAGTTCCGACCTCATCGTGGCCCGGCGAGTTGATGAACAGAGGCGGGCGGAAACGGGTGGCCAGGATCGCCCGGCGCAGGGTCCGCAGGAGGGCGTTGTCCACCTTGACGTAGACGGCAGCGTAGTTCCGCCACTTGGCCTCGACCGCGGCGTCGATGCCCGCGCAAACGTGCCCCGTCGTGCCGTCCTGGTAGCGGATCGTGTTGCCGCTGAACCCGGGAGCCGTGACACCGGCATCCAGCATGTTCAGGTAGTACGGGACGCCGTAGGGGAACAGCTTGTCGGTGGCGTTGGTCGGGGTCTTCCAGCCGCGATCCTCGATCAGATCGGCCAGGGACCACAGACCGTCCGTTCGGCGGGACTCCATCAGGTTGATGTAGCCCTTCGCGGAGTTCTTGTTACGCAAAATCTCCAGGATGTCCCACGAGTAGTTCGTGCCGATCTGAGTCCAGGGCACGTCGATCTGCCGCTGGACGTTGGCCACCGAGGGCTGGTCCACGTCGAACAACTTGCGGTAGGAGGCGTTGCCGGACGGGTCCAGCATCACGTTGCGCTGAATGGACGTGCCGCCGTCCACCTGCATCCGGTCCTCCTGGTAGATACGGCAGAACTCGTAGTTCTGGTTGGTCCACGCAACCTCGAACGTCTGCTTGGGCAGGTCCTTGAGGGTCGTGGCGATCAAATCAATCAATTTGTCGTTGTCGATGCCGATGGGTTTACCCTACTTTCTTGGGTTGAGGGACTACGCGAACGCCCCAGCGAGACGGTCCTCGGTCCTGGCCAGGAGTTCCTGGCGGTCCCGGGGCGCGCCACCCGTCGCCCGCCGCCCTTGGGCGGTCGGCTTGAGGGTGATGCCCTTGCCTCGCTTGGTCACGTCCTTGCGGATCGCGTCCCTGATGACGGTTTCCTTGACGCCGCTGGCCACGGAATCGTGCGCCAGCACCAACGCTTCATTCACGTCCAACTGACGGCCCTGGAAGGCTGCCCCCGCGATGAGGGCGTCGGCCGTCTCCAGGACCTTCGAGCGCATGTCCACCTGCTCCGCGGTGAGGGAGGCAGGCGTCGTGCCGTACACGGCCTTGTACCCGGCCATGTCCTTGCCGGTGAAGAAGTCCTGGACGGTCTTGTTCAGGGACTCCTGGGCGGTCTGCCTGGCCGCTGCCCGGTGCTGCTGGGTCTCGGCGATGATCGGGGTCAGGGCCTCAATCGCCTGATTGAGCGGACCCGCGAGGGCCTCGATCAACTCCTGGTTCCCGTACTTCTCGACCATCTCGGCGACGTTGATCGGTTTCAAGGCCGTGGAGCCTGGCGAAGAAGCAGGCTGTGCAAGCGTCTGGGCCTGCGGTGAAGCGGCAGGAGTCGGGGCAGCGCCACGGTTCTTGCGTCCCAGTTCCGCCCATTCGTTGATCTCCTTCGTCCTCGACTCGTGCATCCGCTCGAACGTCTTGATCGCCAGGCCGGGGTCGGCCTTGTGGAAGTTGGCGATCTCCTGGTCAGTCCAGCCTCGGGCCTTCGCCGTCCGATGGTACGCCGCGGGAAGGGTAGTGTCCGCGGTCGCGGACGCTGCTTCGGCGGCAGGGGTCTCGGGCGTCTCAGCCGGGGTCTCGGCACTTTCACTCTCGACCGGAGTTTCACCATCGGGTGAAACCGGGGTCTCCGTAGCGGGCGTGGCCTCGACCTGCGGGGTGTCCCCGTCCTCCAGGAGCGAGTCGAACGCATCCAGGTGCGCCTGCACCGCGGACACGATCTTCGGGTCCTCGGAGGAACGCGGGGCCTCGGTCTCGGTTGCCGCTACGACTTCGTGTGTATCTACCTGGCTCATTTGGGATTTCCTTGGCCGCTGCCGCTCGCGCGGGGTAGGGGCCGAACTATCCTATCGTAACCGGACTACGCCGCCCGGTCAACTGAAATCTCGGGTGTCTGCCCACCCCGCGGCCTTCAAGTAGGCCCGCTTCTCCCCCAGACTCTTGACCACCGGAACCATCGACCCCTGCATCTCGCGGAGTTCGACGTTTGGGAACCGGCGGCGATGCTCGGCCACGTCCGAGGGATCGGCGATGAAGCCCATCGACAGGAGTTCGACGGGCTTGTTGTAGTTGCCCCGGACAGCGACCCCTACACCGGCCTGGCCGTCAGATCGGTCGGGGATCGCTTCGGGGCCACTGACCACGACACCGTTGTGCTTCCAGATGATCGCCATCACTGGCCCTCCCCGGGCGGGGACGCCGCACCGATCTGCTCACTTTGCATGGCCGACAGCTTCTTCCGCAGGAGGTCAGCGACCTGCATGTACGTCTGCTCGGCCTGGATGTTCCCGCTCTTGGACTTCTTGACCTCCTTCGCCTTGGTCTCCATGTCGGCGATGCGGAACTCAAGGTCCTGCATGTACCCCTTGGGGTCGGTCTTGGGGTCCGGCTTGAGCTTCGTCAGCAGGTGATCGAGAAGCTGGTCCTGCACGGAGGTCATGCCGCCCTGCGCCCCGCCAGTGGCACTCTTGAGATTCTGCCGGGCGTTGGCTTCCACCGCAGGACGGCGAGTAGCCTCCACCCGGTCCACGGGGTCCGGGTCCGCAGGCTGCCAACGACCGGCCAGAGAAACGTACTTCTTCCCGTTCATCATTGTGGTGTCACCGTCAGCCATCACATT